AAGAAACTTAAGCAGATCAAGAGAGATCTTAAACGACATCCAACTGGTACACCTTTACGCAAGAGGGACAGAATCGATGTCAAACACAAACCTTCCTCTAAATAACAGGGGAAGGTTTTCTATTGTTAAATGGCTTGGGATAAGATACCTAAAACTCAGAAGGGATGTGGCAAAATTGCCAAGCAAGTTGGTATGGATGATGACACAAGAGCAGAAGTAATGACTCTGTGGAATCATTTGGCAGCAACTTATCCTGATGAAGAGGCTCCATTAGCATTCTCTGCTAATGAAAGTGCTGGTAAAAAGAAAGTTTTGATTTCTAGGATATTTGCAGCTAAAAAGTATGGGTTGAGTGAAGAAACATTTATAAAGGCTGCTGGATTAAAAAAATTAAAAGTTAAGATGGGTAATGGTAGTAGAGGTGGAAGAGGTACTGGTAACCAAGGTAATAAATTTGAAGATGAAATTGCAAGAGACATTAATAAATGGTTTGAAGAAGGAGATGATTCAATTGCTGGATCTGGTGCAATACAGTCTATGATAAGACAGATTGCATTAGTTCAAGGTAATTATGGTTGGTGGGATAACAGAACCTTAAGAGCTAAGGTGATGGGTGGTGTAGACACTAAGAGACCACTCAAACTTAAGAATGGAACATGGTATGTTGGTGGTGCAGGTGGTGGACAAGGGTATGATATTGGAGAAAAGATAAGTGATGTAACAGTAGAAGGTGATAATACTGGAAAGGTCTATATTTCTGCTAAGACTAGTGGAACTACTGCTCTAGTTAATCTAGGTGTGAGGACTAACTATTTTCCTATCGCTGATATTAAGAATGGTACTATTAAGAAGGCAGATGGACAAGCATTACTCAATACATTTGGATTAGACGAAGCAAAATTTTGTAGAGTTTTTAATGATTTTGAGGCTGGAACTCCTTACAGTTCAAATGATACACCAGGAAGTAATTTTGACGCAAATCTTCTTGAGGCATTGATTAAAGGATCATTAGGATATGGATTTCATTATGTTCATCGTGATAAAGGTAAGATATTGCATATGGAAATGACTGAAAAGTTTCTTAATGAGTCTTGCATTCCAAGTAGGAGTAGTATTAATATTGAATATGGTGGTGCTAGTGGTGATGGTGCTAAACGTATTAATATTGTTATGACAACATCAACTTTAGAGTTGCAATTCAATATCAGAAACACTTCTAGTTCAGGAACAACAGCAGATAAGAACCGAGTATACCCAACTCACCTACAAGCAGGATATAGGTTTAAAGGAGAAACAAAGATGACCCATTTTTGGGAAGCATCTGATGATACATTTAGTGGTGTATCAAGTACAGCTCTTGCAATGATAAACTAATGGCTAACGTAACACAACTAAAACACTTAGAACATCTAGAAGATGAGATGCTCAACTATGGAGTTGAGGGATGTAAGGCTGCTGTTGGTTTCTTACAAGAACTAAGACATATGCTTGGTTGTGATAACAGCACAGGTTTCATGCAGACTAAATGGGACGGTGCTCCTGCTGTGATATGTGGTATAGATCCTAATGTAGATCTATTTTTTGTAGGAACTAAGAGTGTATTTGCTCAACAACCTAAGATATGTTATAGAGAATTTGATATCGAAAGGCACTATCCAGATGGAGGTGAGTTGAGTAAGAAACTGAAGTTTTGTTTAAATCATTTTAAAGATTTGGATATTAAAGGTATAGTTCAGGGTGATCTTGTTTTTACTCCTGGTGATGTTAAGAAAGAAAAGGTTGATGGTGAGATGATGTATACATTTAGACCTAATACTATAACCTATGCCATACCAGTAGACCATGAGATAGGTAAAAAGGTAGCTCAAGCACAGGTTGGAGTGGTATTTCACACACATTATACTGGTCAGGATTTTTTAACTATGCAAGCAGTTGCTGGAGCAAAGGTTAAATCAAGTAAGGATGTGTTTGCTATTGATAATGACACACCAATGCATAAGGTAGGGTTGAATCATCAAGAAGAGACTACGTTTGATAAGCATGTGTCAACCATTGGAAAATTATGTGGAGACTGTGGGTATTTCCTTGATGAATTGGTGAAAAATACAGGTACGAAAGGTGATGAAAAGTGGCATGTTGCTTCCTACTTGAAGATGTTCTTCAACGCAGAGATAAAAGCAGCACGTAATATCACTGATGTCGATAAAACTTTTGCCAGTCTCTATAATTTTTATTATGATAAGACTAAAAAGATGCTTGATGCTATAAAGACACCTGCTAATAGGATAGCTAAGTCGGATCTTGTATACAATAGTCAAAATTATCTGAGAGCTAACCAATCTAAGTTCAAATCATTGCTTGCTCTCTATAAAGAGTTGCAAACAGTGAAGCAGATGGTTATAGATAAGTTGGATAAACTTGAGACCTTTAGAACCTTTGTTCAAACAGAGAAAGGATACAAGGTAACTGGTCCAGAGGGGTATGTTATGCATAAAGATGGAGATATGATAAAATTCGTTAACCGTCTTGAGTTTTCATACAATAACTTCACGGTAGCAAAGTCATGGCGTTAAAGTGTAACAAGTGCTACTTCACATTTGGTAGGTTTCAACCACCTACTACAGGTCATAAGGAGAATTTTAGAGCAGTAAAACGTATTGCTGGTGGTGAAGACTATCGCATCTATATTTCACACACGCAGGACAGTAAAGGTAGCAACCCACTACCACCTGATAGAAAATTATTCTGGATGAACAAGATGTTTCCAGAGCATAGGGGTAGAATATTCAGTCTTACTAAGGCAGATCCAGTAGCATGCTTACAAGACATAATGATGGCAGGATATGATGAGGTTGTTTTTCTTGTAGGATCTGACAGGGTTGGAGCGATGCAGTGGGTGCATAAATATAATCATAAAGATTTTACTTTTCGTACTATCGAGATAAAATCTTCTGGAAGTAGAGATGCAGATGGTGATACATTTGCTATATCTGGTACAAAGATGAGACGAGCTGCATTTGCAGATGATTTCAAGACTTTTAAGCTAGGTATACCTACTCTAGGTGATAAAGATGTACTCACTTTAATGAGTGAGATTAAGTTAAATTTACCGACAACTTTCAAATGACAGAAAAGAAAGTACTGCAAGAAATTGCTAACGATGATTGGTTCGAACCCAGTTATAAGTACAATCCTCTAGATTCTATGCCAATTGCTACTGAGAATCCTAGACCAGAAGAGGACGCTTATGAACTCTGGAGGGGTGTCGATCCAGCAGAGTCATTGCATCAGAAAATGTACGATTTAGCAACAAAAAATGGTGGTTCTTGGTTAGGTGGATCTGAGAATCTACTATGAAAGATTTCAAGAAACTGAGAGAGCAGTCTATAAGGCAACAACATAGACATAATGAAGGATATTCTGTCGGTGACAGAGTAATGAATGCTATTTCAGGTGAGAAAGGAACCATCCACAGGACAGGTGTTAACTACGTTATCTGTGTTACTGAGGGTGGTGAGATGTTTCGTGCATGGGTAAAGGATATTCGTACTATAAATAGATCATAGAAAACTCTTCAATTTTAGACATGGAAAAGCAGAAGACAGTTAACAGTCTCGCACATAACGACGACTTTTCTAAGGCTCTCATGGAGTCTTATTCTCGTTGGTCTGGTGGTGACGGTTTCCAAAACACTTCGATTGCTGAGGAAGAAATTCCTACAGGACAGAAGCAGGGTGGTACTGCTTTTGCTACATTTGACACACCAATAGGGACAGTTCCTGCACCAGCATCTGATGCAGCAACATCTATTCCTACTATAGAGAAGCAGAAACCTGATGATGATTCATCAAAAGATCCTAAAGCAACATCTAATGGCGGTGAACCTGCTGTTGCACTGAAGGGTTCCATGACTATGGGACAAGGATCTATGTCAGGTGGTGTTCCACAAACTAATGGTCAAGCACTTGCTTATACCAATGTGGTTGCTAAAGAAGGTAAAGAGTGCTGTAAGAAGTGTGGTTCATATGAGCACACTACAGAAGCATGTAAAGCAACTAAGGAAGAGATTGAAAATTATCTTTGGGATGAGCATGCTAGAATCCTTACAGAACTTAGTGAGTTAACTAAGACAACATTTAAAGTAACAGGTGAGAAGTGGGAGACTGACGAAAAGCCTGTTATTGAAGAGCAACCTGCTGATACTCAAGTTATTGGTGCAGACGTTCCCGCTACTTTAAAGTCAGAAGAGTGGAACACTAAAGCCAAGGCTAAAGTTAAAAAGATTATGGGTTATACGAAATGAAGTCATACAGACAGTTTCTAGAGTATAGATTACCAGTTGGTGATACACTACCTGTTAACAAGAAAGGTAAAAAGAAAAGGAAAACTGTTGAAGTGATGCCAAAGGTTCCTGATGGACCTAGAGGTAACAATAACGACGCAGACAGAGACGATAGAAAGTAAGCTACATACTATAGTTACTTTTTTATAATGACATTATCAAAGGAAGTTGTCTTGGAGGCACTACGGTGCTGTCGAGATGTATATCCTCACGACCAAGACTTTTTGGTCAGTAGGAAGATTGCAGGACATACTATTCTTGCAGTAGAAGGAACAAAGGAAACTACAGACTGGGTAACCAATCTAAAGTTTCTTATTAAACGTGACGATTGTCACAGAGGATTTAAGAACAATGCTAACAGGACACTAGCACAACTAGTGGTAGCATACGAGGGATTGAATCCAGAGAGGAAACTTGTTATTGCAGGTCACTCTCTTGGTGGAGCAACCGCTACTTTAATTGCAGACTTGTTATGGGAGTCAGGCAATACCAATGTAGCCCTAGTGACTGCTGGATCACCTAGACCAGGCGGCCGCAGATTAAGAAGGAGGTTAAAGGATCTTGAACATCACCGTTTTGTGCATGGTAATGACATTGTGCCAGGGACTCCTCCTTGGTTGGCTGGCTATGTACATACTCATCCAAAGGTATACTTAAAGGATGAGGTGGAAACTCGATTTGATGGAGTAGCTGATCACAACATAGGAGACTATGTAACAGCAGCAGAGAAGTATTATTCTTAAGAAAAATGAAAAAGTATTTAAATCAAACAACAGTTAATGTTATTGCTATTGCAGGTGCTGCCGTATGGGGATTAACTTTCCTAGGTAGTGTTGGTAAAGTATGGGTAAGAGGTGGCAGTAATGTCGAGTACAAACAACAGACTGTACAAAATCTTAAATTGGATCATGATATTGCTAGAGTGAAACACTGTGGCATGATCATACGATCTGGAATTAAGATCCA